GTGAGCGCCGAGGCTGCTCAGTACCCACACGGTCTGCATCCTGTCCGGCAACCTCTCCCCCACAGGAACCCACCGCCGCTCCTCGCGGAGCCGGGCGATCTCGGACAGGCTGTTTCGACAGCGGATCTCAAGATCAACCATTTTCGCGTCTCTGTTGGCGTGGTAAGCGTCGATGATCCGACCGATTGCGTCCGGCTTGGCCGGGAACCTGCTTCGATCTTCGATCAGTAGCCTGTTCTCCTCGCGGATCCTTGCCAATTCGTCAACGTCACTCATACGGCACCTCCCTTAACTCAACCCACGCTCCTGCAACGCCAACGACAACGGCATACCACCACCATTCCCCGACGTAGAACCCAAGTCCGATTTCAATGAACAGCGCAGCCAGCCAAAAAACGAAACACCCGAGAGGAATCCAAAAAACGACGACCGCAAGCAGTGCCACTTCCTCGCTGACTCCTTGGCCGATCACCTTGCCTCCTTCACCGGCACGCCAATGGCGGCCAGCGCTAAGCGAACGTCGTCGAGAGACACCACCTCACCTGCTGCCTCGCGCCATGAATCCAGCACCACCACCGGCGGTGACGAGCGGGCGAGGAGAACACGCACCATGCTGCCAAGTCCTTGCAGGGAGCAGTCCGCCCGCGTGTCGAAGTAGATTGCAATCTGGCCCAGACCGTCCCGCTCCTCCTCCGTGAGCCACCCACGCGGCTGCGGCCTACGCAACGGCCGAACGTCCATCCCATCCATTTTCGCACGCGCAAAGCTGTCATCGACGGACCACTTGACACGAACACATTCCTCCCCACCGCCGCTCGCGGCCAGATTGTCCCGCTCGGTGCATTTCCGCTCGGCCTGGCCTCCGCGCTGCCCGATCTGTCCCGTTCGGGAAAATTGCGCGGCCTCCAGTTCGGCGACGCTGGCACGAAGCGTGTCCCGCTCTTCGCAGGCCCTCTGCCGCTCGACGGATTCCCACTCGCCGTACCGGCGCAATCTGGCCTCGGTCTGGTCTGCGAATATTTTCGCGGCCTCCAGTTCAGCCACGCGGGCACGGAGCTCATCGACCATGCCGCTGGCAGTGTCGGCAGCGTCCTTCGTTGCGCGGTTCGCATCCTCCAAATGCGCAACGCGGGTCTGGAGTGCGTCACGATCGCGGATCGCGGCGTCACGCTCGGCACAGGCATTGACCCGACGATTTTCCGACAAGATCAGCAACTGCCGCAGTCCCTGTTCCAAATCCTCACCTATCCCGTTTTCCGACATCGTTTCCGTAACAGAATCAATCGCCTCCCCCATTGTCGGCAGCGGCCCCGTCCTGCCGTCCTCGGCCGCTCGGACGGCGGCGTCCCTTGCAATGTCGTGGCACCATGCGTGGTCAGCCATTCGCCCCCTCCTTCCGCTCGCGGGCGGCGAGCCACTGTTCCAGCGGTCCAAGTCCAAAAAACACCGGTTTTCCCATCTCGCGGAACGCTGCCACCTCGCCGTCAGCGCCAGACGATTCCGCCTGAACGTACTCGGTGCCGTCACGCATCGGGCAGATGGCCGAGAGCCGAAGGCAAGCATCGCACCGCCTCACGATCTCAAGATCGAGGTCGATCCAGTCTTGATACGGACGCGGGCTGAAGAGGTGCTGGAAATGACTGAAGAGCGGGGCTATGGGAATCACGCCCATGTTCATCAGCGAGTCGAACGCCACCAGTTGCGACCGTACGTTGATGGCGCAATCGCCTTTCGTGTACGGGCTGGCGATATAGACCCAAGGCTTATCAGCCACTCACCCCTCCCGCGGCCTCGCCGCTTTCATAACGCTCTCGACTATTCAACCTTCGGCCCGTTTTCTTTCACAGGGCACCAACCGGGAGTCGAACCCGGATTTCCCGTTGGGGGTCCTGCCCGAGGGCCATACGGCCTTGGATGATTGGTGTCGTGTCGATCCTCCGCGATGCGTGGCCGTGGGCAAGCGTGGTCATGGGCCGGCACGGGCGGCCTCGCGTCTCGACATCCGATCCCCGTCGGTGAACTCACCGCCGAGCATGCGGGCCACGAACGACCCTCGCTCCGTCCGATCGCAGAACTGGCGGAGCGTCGGCGGGGTCTTGAACCCAGAGCATGCCCCGGCCTTGATCTCCGGAATGGCCCGGATCGCTTCATCGAGCCATCCAGGCTCGCGGAGACGGTCGATCGCCTCCCTGGGTGGCTCGATGGACCTCCACTGCCGCTTCTCGCCCCAGACGGCATTCCAGGCGTCCTTGAGTCGCTGCCATCCTGCCCTCTCCTCTTCGGTTTCCAACCCCGGAGGCGGTGGAGGAGGAGGAGGAGAATAAGATATGGATATGGAAGCATCGTCCGGGCATGTGCCATCGCATATGCGGTCGCATATGCGGTCGCATTCCGACCCATCATTTTCGGCCGGAATTTCGGGGTTGGTAATTTGGGCACCCACCGTCTTTGACCACCGCGCGGAGGCAGACTGACGAGCCCGCTCGCTCCGTTCGTGGGCCAGGTGGCGCTCATGCTCCAGCCGGACGTTCCGCCGTTTGCCGCCCACGCCGATCGGGAACTTCTCCTCGATCAGCCTCCAACACTTCCCCACGCCGGGGGAAATCAACTCAAGCCGCTTCAGGTCATTGGGCAGGCCATCCTGCTCCCATTGGGCGACCAGGAGCGTCAGGTAGTGGCCACGTTCCTCTGCCGACCACCCGAGGGTGGAGGCGAGGAAGTCGCGGCCGTAGAAGGAGAACCACGCGGTCATGAATCACCCTGCGATCCGTCGCCGATCGTCAAACGTCACCCCACCCGCCACTCCGTCTCCGCCCGCCCCGCGGCGGACATCACCTCTCTCCCCGTCCGCACCACCAGGCCGTCCCGCTCAAGGGCGGCCATCCGTCGAATCACCTGCTGATCGGTCAGCCCGCACAACTCGGCCAGCCGTGTCTTCCCCGCTGGGCCACACTCCAGGGCCACGAGGATCAGCCCCTCGTGGACATGCTTCATCCGCGGCGTCACGGCCCGGGCCGCGGCGTGGCTCGTCGGCGGATCGCTCCGCCTGGCCGAGGCGAACAGCGGGAGCCCGCTGTCGTCGGGGGCCGGGCGGAAGTCGTCAATGGTCGTTTTCACTTGGCACACTCCCGGCCGTTCTCGATCGCGGCCCATGCGATGTCGCGTAGCAGCTGCTCCCGCTCGGTCGGCTCGTCGAACGGGATGGCCTCGAGCTCCGCCTGGAGGTCGTCCCACACTGACGGCGCGGGAACCACCGGGCACACCAGCCGCATCGCCACCGATCGCCGCGTCGATTGCTCGATCCCATGGCCGGCGCAGAACCGCCGATCGCCCACCAGCCACCGACCAGCCTCGCCGCACCCGCTTTCCGTGCATTCGGTCATGACTCGCCCTCCATGCCTCTCGGTCCATCCCACCCGGCCGCGTCGATCGGCCCCCGAGCCGTCCTCGAGGTGGTTGCTGCGTCACCGTCAGGTTCACGGCCGCAGCTGCCGGCGATTGGCGAGTGGCCCACACCACGCTCGTCCGGCTCACGTGCCCATCCCGCTGCGTATGTTCAGCGGCCCCAGGGCGGGGGTTCGTGTTTCATCGCCTCCGAGCCATCTCCGCCGCGTCCGATGCCTGCCGGAGGTGGTGCCGAATCGACAGCAGGGCCGGCCCAGTGGGCAGCACGGCCCCGTCGTCTGTCGACTTCCACAACAGGTTGAGCTCGCGCCGCAGGCCCGCCAGCCTGGCCACGAAGAGCGCGTCGGCCTGGCGTTCCTCTTCGGTCACGGCTTGGTAGCTACGGCTCGGGGATCTGGTTTGCATGGTGGTTGTTCCTAGAAGGGGCAGTCGTCGAGCGATCCGGACCGGGGCGGATTCGGCTTCCCGCGTTCCGACGGGAACTCGGGGGCTTCCGCTGGCTCTTCGCCACGCTTCTTGCCGCCGAGCAGAACGAGCCGTTCACAGACCACGGAGAGCTTCGACTGCCTCTTACCGTCGCGCTCCCACGTGTCGAGCTTCAGGCGGCCATGAACCAAGATTGAGTCGCCTTTCCTCACGTACTCCGCCAGAATCTCCGCGTCCCGCTTCCAGAACGTCACATCAACGAACGTGGTCTCCTCAACCCATTGCCCGTCATTGCCCTTCCGCTTGCTGTTGATCGCCACGCCGACATCGGCGACGACAGACCCGGACGGCACGATCTTCAGTTCAGGATCCCGCGTCACGTTGCCGATGATCGTCACCGAATTGAAACTCGCTGCCATGCGTCACTCCCCCTGCTGTTCTTCCGGACCCTTCCACTTCGCCGCATCTTCCAAGGCTCGAATCATGCCGATGATCGCCTGCGAAACCGGCTGCGGTAGCACTGGTGCCATCTCACGTTTCCTGGCCCGAAACACCTCGATCACGTGCCGCATCCGCTCCGCGTAAAGCCCTGCAAACTCCCGGTCCTGGTCGTCCGTGGTTGTCGGAGTTGTCAGCCTTCCGCCAGCCGAGAACGTTGCCAGGTCGCGCGTGAACTGCCGCGATCTCCGCATCCTTGCCGCGTGCTCCTCGATCGCGTTTGGGAGCAGTGGACGGTCTTCCGCCTCGTTCAGTTCGTGCTGGCTCCGAGGAGGAACGTTCATCAATTGCCCTCCGCGGCGGCGGCCTCGGCCCGCGTCTCCTCGATGATTGCCAGCCCGGCCGCGTGGGCCTTGGCGATGCTCTCGTCGTCGGACGCCCCGGCGGCCCTCGCAGCCTTCATCGCTTCGCGACAGACAGCCTTGACGTCGTCGGGCCACGAGCCGATCTCATCGACCCGGAAGTCTCTCGGCTTTTCGGCCACGCCGATCCTGGCGGGCTCGGCCTTCTTCTTCCGCTCCGACTTCACCTCGACCGGCTGCGGATAGTCGGCGGCCTCCTCGCTTGTGATCAGGCCGCGGAGCACATCGGGAAACGCGTCGCGGAGGGCAAACCCTCGAGCACGTAGCTGGAGCATGCGGCGCGGGTATTGCTTCCACGGCCCACCCTTGCCCCACAGGTCCGCTCGCTTCGCGTCGGCCACGCTGAATGAGAAAACGACCGGCTCGGGATGGCCCCGCCGCTTCGCCGTGCAGGTCGCCACCATCGCGTCTCCGTCGCCGTCGATCGTCTCCGTGACGTACTCGCAGACGGCGGAGCCAAGGCAGACAGCCTTCGCGGCGTCGCCGTAGATGCTCGGCTTGCCGTTGACCACGCAGATCGATTGCAGAGCCTGCATTGGCGACAGGCCGATCTCCGCCCCATGCTGGATCGCCAGGACGCAGTCGGCTGGCTTGCCGCGGAATTCCTTCGGGGCGAACTGGCTTTCAGCCACGATCTTCCCGAACGTCAGGGCATCGTCCAGGCTCTGAAGTGCCAGCCCCTTCGCCGCTGTCATCAATCCGTTCTCCGTCATCGCGATGCCCCTTTCCGATCGTTTCGCTTCCTCTGGGGCACGGCCGAACTGCTCGGCCGCTTCACCCCCGCCCATGCCGCCTGCTCCTGGGCCGCAGACCAGCCCATGCGAATCACCCGCAACGCCTCGGCGATCTCCCGCCGACTGGGGAACCTCTGCCTCTCCATGGCACCTCCCGCGTCACCGCCACTGCCCGAGCCGACACCACATCTCCGCCATGCGGGCGAGCTCGTCGAGCGGACCAATCCGCCGCGGCCTGACGGCTGTCAACGGGTCTCGCTCTCCCCACACACAGACCGAGAACGCGTCGGCGACTTCCCACCTCCTTGAGGAGGACTCCGTCCCGCAGTCGCCAACGCGCTGTAGCACCACCACGCGGATTCGATCTCCATCCCGACGCGTGAAATGCACTCGGTCCATTCCATCGCGGCGGCAGACGTCAGGGGTGATCGCCAGCCCCGTCTCGCTCGACCGGCCGTAGATTTCCTCCATCGCTTCCACGGCCGCTGCCGCCTCACTGTCGCCTGGCATCCATTCCACGGCTCACCTCCTTGCTTGCACCCTTCGCCCGCCAGTAAGCCGCCGCGCGGCTGTTGCTGGCACTCCTGACCACCGTCGAGGACTCCCGCCAGTCCTGGCATCGCCTCGCCTGTTCACGGACCTCGGGGCTCCACCCCGATTGAATCTCCGCGACCAGCCGGCCCATCTGCTCCTCGTCGGGGTCATCGCCCACCGGCAGTCCCGTCAGAACCGACCACCAGTAGGAGACCTCCGTCACCGATCGCCGCAGCACGTAGGCCGTGCTCTCGTGGCTCAATCCGATCTGCCAACACAGGTGTGCCAGCGAGATGTCGAAGGGAGCCGCATATCCCGTTTCCGCCACCCGTTCACCTCACCATAGGAGTGTTCGTCCGTTCAGTCGTTTGGCCGAAGATAGGCCAAGCAATCGAGCGGTCAATCCACCCCACACTGACCAACTGTCCAGGCCGAAAAGCGTGCGGGAAACTGGGGATTCCGTTGACCTTCAGTCGTCGGATTCCGTCGCTTGTCGTTACGACTTCGTAACAACGGGGCGAAGGATAAAAAGTCGGCGGGGAGTTCGTCAAGCCCAGTTGTTCCGAATTCGGAACAAGAACCATTTCGCCTGGAAATCAGGCGTCAGAAGGGGGCCTAGCCCCGGGCAAATCCCTTTCGCGGTCTGCCCGTTGCGGCGGGCTTCTTCGCGATTTTCTCGATGTCCACGTCGCGGAACGCGGAGAGGTTGCCGAACTTGTGGCGGGACAGCTGTTTCCTTCGGACCAGTTGGCGCACCCCGGCCGTGCTCATCCCGAGCTTCTTCGCGGCCTCCTCGACCGTGATCCAATTCCCAACCGGTGCCGGCAGTCCCACGCGTTTCATTCCCTTGATCTACCCACGCGTTTTGCCGTGGGCAACATCCACCACCGACTTTTCCTCGCCGGCACCCATGACGTAGGGTTCCCCGACGAGGAAGTGCGAACGGAGAGGGCTCCGTTCGCACTTGGGAGATTGACCCCTGACCTCCGCCGCGTAGGCTCGGACTCACGCCGGTGGGACCGAGCGACATGGCATGGATGCCAGCCCTCCGGAGGCCCAGTCCATGCTCCTGCGTCAGCTGCTCACCGATCGCTACGCCCCAGTTCGTGGTCTGTGCGCGAGATCGATCGTGATCTATTCGCACACCATCGACCGCTTCCGCGACTTCCTAGGGCGCGAGCCGACGGTTGCGGACCTCGAAGAGGATTTGATCTCTTCGTTCGTCACTTGGAGGAGGCGCACCATACACAGCGAGCGTCGTGGATTGCCCCGTCCTGCGACCGTAAGGAAGGACAGAGACCAGCTATTGGCGTTGGCCAAGTACGCATTTCACAAGCGGCTGATTCATGAGTTTCCAGAGGTCAAGTCCGTGCGCGGCGCGAAGCAACTTCCCCGGGGGTTCAAGTCGGAGGAGGTCGGAAAAATGATTGTTGCCGCACGTAAACGGAAAAGGACGCTTGCGGGACTGCCAGCCGGGTGGTGGTGGTCGACATTGATTTACGCGGCGTGGTGCTCTGGGGCTCGGAGGGGGGAACTGTTGAAACTGAAATGGAAAGAAGTCAGAGGGTGTGAACTCATCTTTTTAGCGGACACGAGAAAGGGGAATACCCGCGACATTGCCCGCCAAATCACACCCGACCTTGCGGCCGAGCTCGAGCTCCATAGGCGTGGCCCGGATGATCTTGTCTGGCCGTGGCCACACTTGGAAACGTCGCTCTACTCGTCGATGAAGATCCTCTGCGATCAGGCCGGAGTCCCGCAGCGGCGGTTTCACGCGATCAGGAAGGCGAGCGCCTCCTACGTCCAGGCCGCGGGGGGCGACGCGGTCTCGCACCTGGACCACAGCGACGCCAACATCACCCGCGACCACTACCTCGACGATCGGATCGTCGGGAAGGCCGCGGGGGTGGATTTCCTCCCGGCCTTGGATCTGGCCGAAGAGGCGGAGTTCATCGAGGATCACGAACCGGTCAGCGACTGAACGTTTCCTCAACCCGGGCCCGCAGATCGTCGACCGTTCCGGAATTGCTCACGAGCCGGTCGATCATCGCCAGCGGGAGACCATCCTCGGACGGGTGAGCGGCGACCGGCGCAACATCGGGCCGGTGGATCAGCCACACCTCCCCGCCCTGGTCGTGGATCAGCCTGGCCTCGTTGGCAAACCGCACGTCTGGGACCACGATCACCGGAAAGCCGTTGGCGAGGGCTTTTTCCCATCGCCAGAACGCCACCTCCAGCCAGATCGACTCGGAGACGAGCAACCGGCCCCAGTCGGTTCCGAGGGTCTGGAGAAGTTGCCGCGGAGACTTGCCGATCGGGAGCGCGTTTTCCTTCCGTTCGCGGTCCCGGAGCACGTACTCGGGCACTCCGAGCATCGCGGCCAAGCCTTCGTAGATGGCATCGGCAAACCCGATTCGCTGGGCCGGCAGCATCGACGCCACAAGATCCTTGCCGCTGCCAGCCGGGCCCGTCAGTCCGATGATGCGTCTCTTCATCACGACACCCTCCCACGGCCTCGGTAGCGGTCAATCCCCGGCCACAAGCATCCCGGCCAGCCCGCCGCCCGGGCGGTAGAGAAACGTCTCCATCGCCTGCCGGCTCCCGATCCAGCCCTCCTGGGCATGCCAATCGTCCGGAGGGCACAGGGCCGGGGCCGTTCGCACGACCACCCCGTCGACAGTGTCGATGCCGTCGGAATCGACCACGCGGCGGATCTTCGCGGCTTGCTTGTGTAGGTGGCCGGTGTGGATCTCGCGGTAGCGGCACCGGGCCCATGCCTCTCGGGACTCCAGAGCCATCAGGCTCGGCAGCTTGGCCCGGGCCTTGTCCCCGTGAGCGAACCCTAGGAGCGTCCCGTCGTGCTCGAGGTACTGGCGGTGGGTGTAGACATCGTGAACCGTCACCCGGCGATCCCGCGCGAAGTGGGTGCGGAGCAACAGGCGGAACCACGCGGTCATCGTCTCGTCGTGGTTCCCCGGGACGATCACGCAGTCGGTCGGGGCGGTCTCGGCGGATCGCTCGACCAGGGCGACGAGAGCCGCGGAGCCGGTCTCCACCATCCGCTCGAGGCGGCCGTCGCGCTCAAGTTGCGTCCCTCGCGTGGTCGTCGCCGAGGGCGTGTCGTAGTGGAACAGATCCCCGAGGAAGGCGATCGTCCTGCGGCCGGGCCGGTGTGCGTCGCCCGCCTCCAGGAGACCGAGCCCAGCGGAGCGGACCAGCCGATCGGCATGGTCGATGTCGTAGTCGTCGCCTCCGGTTGTCCTGCTCCAGGCGTATTTCGCGAAGTGGGTGTCAGCCACAACGAGCACCTGCCAGGGGCCGGGGCGGGCCTTGGCGGCTTTCGCTTTCGGCCTCCCGATGCCCCCGGCCTTCGCGGCCCCGGCGATCATCGCGGCGACGAGCTCGGCCACCGCTGGCCCACCGCGGGGACGGAGGCGGACGAACACCCGATGCAGGACCGTCACCACCGGTTTCCCGGTGTCGCGGTCGACGGTCGCGACCTCCCACTTCGTGGCCTCGGACTGTGCCACCTCGAAGCGGGCCATGTCGGCCTCGATGTGGGCGAGCAGATCCTCGACCGTCCGGATGGTCCGCGATGTGGAGCGGTACTCAAGGTCGGCACCGTCCCGGCGCTCGGTCACCTGCTCCGCGTCGGGGGCTGGCTTGGTGCCGGCGGCCGCAACGGATTCGGCCACCGCATGCCTTAGCGCCCGTGAAGCCATGCGATCACCCCCTGGATGCCGATGCCGTCCTTGAAACCCATGGCGGCCAGCTGGTCGACGATTGCCCGGGCGACGGCCGACTTGTTGTCGGGGAGCCTGCCGTCGCGGAGATCCTGGCGGACGGCCTCCAGTTCCGCGAGGACATCAGCGGGGATCTTCTCGAACCATCGCCGGTTCCGTTTCGTCTCCAGTGGGATCGCGGCCCGGATGGCATCAGCGATTCCCTTCACCGCTTCCGCTTTCGGCATCGCGCGTGCTCCTCGGGGGTCGGTTCCGGCTCTGCCGGTTGGGCCTTGGACCTGCGGTCGAACGTCATCGGGTGGGCCTCCTCGGCCTCCTCGGCCCCGGTGACGTCGCCTTCATCCAGGCCGGACCAGGTCTGCTGTGGAGCCTTTCTCGGGCGCGACCTGGCCATGGGCAACCTCCATTCAGCCACCCAGAGCAAACCGCGACACGTTGTTCAGCCACCTTTCAAGACGATCCACCACCAGAACGCCGGCCCGATTCAGCCACTTTCTCCGGCCGCGGCACCCGCAGTCGGCACCACCGAGCCAGGCCGTGACGCGGGCTTCCGTGATGCCGATCGCGGTGAGGATCCAGGAGAGCGCGTCGCCGATCATTGGGCGCGGCAGGTAGATTCGGGTCGCTGTGCAGTCGCGGTACGTGGGCAGTCGCTTGGCGACGTGGCCGCAGGCCCGACAGGTCAACGTGTTTGGGGCGTAGTCGCAGAGCATCAGACGATCTCAACAGTGTAGAGGCAGGTGTGCAGCACTGGACGCCGGAACGTGCCGCCGATTTGCGCGACAATTTGCAGGTCGTCACGAATGATGCCGGTCGGCGGAGAGCAGTGTTGCTCGGAGAATGGGCCGACTGCACCTCCCCAGTCGTAATCAATGTAAGGGCTTTCCGTGCTGCCGCTTACCACCCACGAAACTGTAGAACAAGGTGCCTCGCACCGTTCGTACACCTCACCGTAGCGCACGAAAGGAACCATTTTACAATTCAGCATCCACTGCGGCGACGGCAAGCTCGTAGCCAGGCAATCAGGAAACAAGCGAACGGCGTGCATTCCAGTAGCTTCGTAAAAGCTGTTGTCAAATGCCCAAAAGCATCCATCGCAGTTTGCGGTATCGTAATCGCTTATTGCGAGGTTGCGCGTCAGCACATAGTCGCCGTCAATGCTCGAGCAATAAATTGTGCGCGTCGTTTTTGTGCGACTGCCGTCGTAGTAAGGCCCGTCATATTCGGTAAGTGAAGCAGACGCATCGCCTTGGTGCGTGATCCTTACGGTGACGTTTTCAGCAAGCGTGCCGCTACAGCACATCCGCCCCTTTCCTGTCTCCTGCTCCTCGTACGGCAGCGTCGGATTTCCGCACGTCGTGCAACCGGTCGAACCGCAGCACACGCAGCCGGGGAGCAACAGGCCGAGCGGGTACATCGTGGCGGCGAATAGGAGCGTCGCCCACAACGGAAGAACCGTCGGATCGGATGCGATTTCGGCAAGCATCACGAGCACTCCGCGGCTATCACGTAGTAGTACCCATGCCGGTGCAACATCACCGTGCAGAACTTACCGGTGGCGATCGCGGCGTAGCGGTTGTAGGCCGTGAGCGTCACGCCAGTGTTCGTCTCGCTCCCCGGTGGCCCGGCCCAGATCTGGAGCGTGGCGGAGGATCCCTTCGACCAGGCGGAGGTGGTCTTGCAAAGGACGGCGTCGGAGTCGTCGCCGGCGCTGGTGACGCGTGGGCCACCGGTGGACATGCCACCGCCCTCGACGGCACGAGTGGCCCGCAGGACGCGGCGGGCGGTCTCTCCGTCGAACGTGGTGCCTTTCGCGCCGATCGCTTTCATGACGGCACCCCGAATTTGCTGGTGAACGCGGTCTCCTGGTAGTAGCGGAAGTTCAACGCGGTCGGGGCCGTGCCGGGGGCCAGAGCGATTCCGCTGGACAGGGCGACCGGTTGCTTCACCGGCCGTTGATCCTTCCCCAGGATCGTCACCCGGTTCGTGCCGCTCGGTGCAGGGGCACCGGAGGAGTCGGCACGCTGATTGAAGCCGATGTCCCACGGGGCCAGATCCCAGGTCTCATCCTTGAAGCGGAACTCGAAGGCTACCTCCCAGTAGGGGACGGCCGTTTGGGTCGTGCCGGACTGGGTCACGATCGTCTTTTTCTGCGCCCCCTTGAAGGAGCATTTCCACTTCCGGGCGGTCTCCCCGGACCACGTATCGGAGTTCACCTTGTTGGCCACGCTGCGGACCACGACATCCCACGACGGGGAAGCCGAGAGCGGGTAGGCCTTCACGAGCGACCACCCAAACTCCTGCCCTTCGGCCTCGAGGCCCTCAAGCGGATCGCCGGCAGAGTTGGCGATGATCACGCCGTCTTTGTCCTTGTAGGCCGGGACGCCGTGCGTTGATCCGAGAGCGGACCAGGCGGGCGTCGGCAGGCCCGTGCCGCTGTCGATCGTCTTCCCAGGGGGCGGGACGTAGTAGCGGATCGAGACGGCCCACCAGAGGCCCGAATCGTCGGCGGCCCCGAGATCCCATTCCATGGCCTTGCAATCGGCCATATCGGGATGGGCGGCCCCGTAGCCGATGCCTGGGGCCGTGACGATCGAGACCATCGACTCGGTAAGCGAGTCGGTGCGGACGTCCCATACCTCCACGAACTTGTTCGACTCCCCCACGGCTCCGGAACCGGAACGCTTCTGCGGGCGGCGGACGGCGGTCACGATGGACATGTCAGTACCCCATACTCAAGACCTCAAGCTCGTTCCCGCCGAGCTCGTCGATGCCGTCTGCCATCCGCTCTTGCACTGCCAGTTGCTTCGCCTGAATGTCCTCCTGGCCGCCTCGCATCAGGCGGAACATCTCCGCGATGCCCTCTTTTGACCGGGAGTCGACCGCGGTGAGGGCGGCGGTGTTCGGTCCGGACGGCTGGACGAGGTTGTTGATGGTCTGCTTCTTGGCGACATCGATGGCGGCGGCCGAATCGCGCGACGTTGCCCGGAACTCCTGGACGGCCTTCGTCAGCGGGCCGGCGATCGACGCCCCCACCTTCTCGCCGTTGCCGGCCAGCAGATCGGAGAACCCTCCCTGGATCGCGGCGACGTTCCGCTCCGCGCCGGCGGCGAGCTCGTCGTTGAACGCTTTCACGCGGATGGCCACGCCCTCGAGGGCCCCGCCGACTCCCGGGATCATCGACACCACGGAAATAGCCTGCTCGACCAGGCCGGAGAACAGGTAGACCACACCGCGAAGGGCGAACTCGATCCCGTTGCCAGCGATCGTCAGGGCGGTGCCGACCTTGGACGCAAACTCGAACACCCCTCCCCACTGCTCCCCGACCCCCGACAGGTAGGAGAAGACGCTCCCGAAGTTGGAGATCAGGTAGTCCCCGATCCCGGCGAGGAACTCGGCACCATCGAGGATGCCGTCTCCGATCCGCTGCCCGATCGTCGCCCCGCCGATGTCGCCGACCAGCTTCGTGAACGTGTCGGCCACACCCTGGATGGAAGGAGCGAGATAGGCCGTGACCTGGGTCACGATGCCGGTGATGGCACTCTGGGCCCGGGTGAAGGCGTCGTTCATTGCTTCCACGTCCTTGCCCTGGGCGTTCGTGAGCGACAGCCCAAACGCCTTGGCCTCGGCCGTGGCCCTCGCGATTTCCCCCGCCCCGGCCGAGAACAGCGGAATCAACTCCGCCCCCGACTTGCCGAACAGGCGAACCGCGGCGGCCGATCGCTCTGCCTCGGTCGGAAGGCCGGCGATGGCATCCGTGATGGCCTGGAACCGTTCCGCCGGGCTCTTGTTCTGAAGATCGGCCACGGACAGGCCGATCCCGTCGAAAGCGGAGATCGCCAGCGACGACCCCTGCGCGGCCTTCACGAAAGCGATGTCGGCCTTTGTGGCGGCCTTGCCGATGGTGTCCATGCTCACGCCGGCCAGATCGCCAGCGTAGGCCAGGCCGGAGAGCTCGCCGTATGTCAGGCCGAGCCGGGCCGAGAGCTTGCTGGTGCTATCGATGTTCTCGGCCGTGGCCTGCCCCATCGACACCATGGAGCGGGCCGCGCTCGCGGCCGTTCCGGCGATGCTCAAGAACAGCTGCGTCCCGGCGATCGCGTTCAGGGCGACCATGCCAGACCGCAGTGACGAGACGTCGGACTTCAGCCCCTTCAGGGACGAACTGGCCCGGCTCACCCCGGCCGACAGCCCGGCGCTCGAGGCGGTGAAGATCGCGGAAACCTTGCCGATGGCGGCCATGTCACAGCCCCTTCTCTTCCAGCTTGGCCGCGAAGGCCGGGATCTTTCGCAATTCCTCGATCATGTCCTCCCTCGTCTGGTCCGGTGCCCGGTAGCTGGGGAGAAACTTCTCCTCGAAGTTGGTGTCGACCTTGGCTCCGTTCGATGAGGCAACAACCGCGGCAAGCTTTCCCGTCCGGGCCCACTCGTCACCGAATGGCTCCACGGTCCAGTAAGCCATCCATCCCTTGAGCACTCGAAGCGGGATCCGCTTCGCCCACTCGTCGACATCGATCACGCGATGCAGCGCGGCCAGCCGGTAGAGGAAAAGCCTCACGGGCTGGCCGCGGAGTTTCCCGCCAGTTCCTCCGTCTCCTTGTCGCTCACCGCGAGGAGCTTGGTGCCGATGTCGAAGATGTCCTGGAGGGCGGCGGGCGGGAGCTTGCCGAGCTTTTCCGCATCGTCGACACCGAACAGCCTCTGTCCGGACTCGTCACACAGGAGGAGCGACGCGACCAGCCCGCGGACCCCGACGATGTCGCGGCCTGCCGCCTTGGCGTCGCGAATCCAAATGTCGAACTGGTCGCGGTCATCGGCCGTCGGGTCGACGAGGTAAACGTCCTGGCCGATGGCCTTGATGTGGAGCCGCTGCGGCGGCTTGGGGGCCGTGAAGGTGAGGATCGATTCCGCGGTGGTCAGGGGCATGGTCAGTCTTCTCCGGTGAACACGAACTCATAGCTGGTCTGGATGAGCCCGCCACGCTCACCGGCGCGGCGGGAAGTCTTGATGGCCGCGGTGCGCGACAGCGTCACCCCGCCGACACTGAAAGCCAGCGTCCCGCGAGTCCCCATGTCGGACTCGACGAAGATGGGGTTTCCGAGAACGCGGAAGGAAACGGTCCCATTGTCGACCGAGGACCAGTTCAGCTGCCGGACCACCCGGGAATTCAGCCCCGTACCGACGACCGTAGCGCCGGCTGGCGTGAACTCGTAGGGGCTCCCGGCAGAGGAGTCCGCATCGAACCCGACGACCTGCCCCAGGGCCACGCCCGAAAACGTTGCCGTCAAGCCTTGAGCGTTAGGAACCGGCAACGGTCACCCCCGATCAGCCGGTGACGGTGAACGTGGCGTTGCCGACCACAAACTCTCCCGCGGCCCCACCCTCCTCAAAGTCGTCACAGATGGCGTTGACGCTGGTCAGGCCGAGGCCCGTGCAGACGAGGGCATAGGCGGCGTCGATTGGGGGGGGATTCTTGCCCCAGTATTCGAGCGTGATCACCTCGCCCGGCTTGAGCGGTTTCACCTGCATCTTCCGCTTGGATCCGACGGCCTGGGTGCAGTCGGAGACATCCTCCTTCTCGGAGGCCCGCTTCACCTTGATGTTCTTCGCGCGGAACTCGATCCCGTTGAAGGAGAACGTGAGCCCCTGCATCGTGTCGATCGTGGCGGGCGCGACTGCCATGGGTCACTCTCTCCAGCGGATGAAGATTTGAAGCTCGATCACGAAGTAGGACGGCAGATCCTGGCCATCTGTGAGAAAGACCGCGGTGCCATCTCGATCACTTGCGACGTGAACGTGGTCGATAATGGCCCCCTGCCCCGTGCCGGTGAAGTTCTGGACGGCTCCGACGATTGCGTCGGCCACAGTCCGGGCCGATGTCCAACTTGCCCCGCAGACCTCGACGGAGAACTCCCCGTCGGCAAAGCCCGTCAGGCCGCTGGTCTGGAGGGGTCGATCGGTCGATTCACGGGAGTAGACGCAGAACGGCAGGGCCGCGGATTCCGACACGGCAACCGGCCATGCCGTGGCCCCGGTGGCGGTCTCGATCGTCGACTTCAGCCATGCCTCGGGGGAACTCATTCAGCACCCCCGGCCGGGGCGGCCTCGATCACGCCGGCGGCCTGGAGCTCGGCCAGCGTGGCGGCATCGACGAACAGAGCGTCGCCGGGGAGGTAGCGGTCCCAGGGCTTCGAGAACGTGACGAGGGTCGGTTCCATGGCTGGCTCCTTATCCGGGGCGGGTGGCAAGTTCGCGGGTCGCTCGCTCGAGGCTCACACCCATTTCAATTTCCATGTTCGACAGGATGCCGGACCGCTTCGCGGCGAGCGTGTCGCGAAGCATGTGCTTCGGTGGCATCGTGCCGGTGGACCCACCGCTCTTTCGGCGACGCGGCTTGGTGCCGGCCTCGACGAGAACGGAGTGGTCTCCCTTCTGGTTCTTCTTCTTCCCCTTGCGGGAGAACCCGACGATCCCCATCGCCGTCCCTCGGAACGAGTAGGTGTTCACGCGGGAGACCTTCGTCCCGAACTTCACCACGGTCGTGACGCTGCGCCGGAGGTTGCCGGTAGACCGCGGCGTGGCGGCCTTGAGGGCCGGCACGAATGGTTTGATCGAGCGGCGGATTGAGGCTTTCAGGTGCTTCCGGGCGAGCGATCCTGGGAGCTTTGCATAGGCCCGGATCAGGTCGTCTAGGTCGCGATTCGACTTGTCCCGGAAAAAGGCGGAGAAGAAGAGGCCAGGGGCGCTCATGTCTTTTTCTCCGCGGCCTGGATCGTCTGCTCCGGGTCGGCGTCGTCACCGACCACCGAGGACACGGCCAGCGTCCGGCCAAGCCGGCTTTCCCAGACGATCCGGCACGAGCCGTCAAGGCCCGGGACCGATGGGACAACGATCAGGTAGGACGCCTGCCCGGAGGTTTGGCCCTGGTCCTGGGTCTCGCTGTAGCCGATCTGCTCGATGGAGCCACGGCGGCGGGCGATCTTCACCCACGACACCGAGGCCACCTCGCCGACAGTGTTTCGCGTCTCGACCGGCCGCTCGAAACGGAAGGTGTGCGTCTTGTTGCCGGCGGCGGTGCGGTCGCCCATCAGTAGGCTCCCGTGATCGAGATCGACGCCAGGAGCGTTTCGACCCCCATGGGGAGCTCGTTGGCGATCGTGCCGGTGACCACGCCCTCGCGGTTCTTGAACCCGTGGGCGACGTAGAGCAGGATCACCGACTCGGCAGCGGGCTCAATCCGGCCCGCAGCGGGGGGCCCTGCCCAGAACGTCACCACGAGCGGGGCGTCGTTGTCGAACGTCGGCCAGGTCGTGAACCGGATCACCGCCGGGGCGGAGTCGGAGTCGACAGAGTAGGTA